AAGACTACATTAATGAGAAAGGATCCTGGAAGTTCTTACAGGAATATGCTGCATTCTTAAATGAACATACAGCATGGTATAGACCTATGTCACCAGATAAAGTAATGATGTGGCAACAGAAGATTGAGGTAAGAAAAGGAGATAGAAAGAATGAGGTTGGTCTCAAAGGTACTATACAAGGTATGTCATTTGAGAAAGATCCAACAAATGGTGTAGGGGGTCCAGTTAAATACTTCTTTCATGAGGAAGCTGGAATTGCTCCTAAGATGGATCAGACATATGAATACATGCGCCCGGCTATGAGATCTGGACTTATTACTACAGGTATGTTTATAGCTGCAGGATCTGTAGGTGATTTGTCTCAGTGTAATCCACTGAGAGATATGATCCTTAATCCATTATCTAAAGACATATATGCAGTAGAAACAGACCTGATTGATGATAAAGGTACTATAGGTATGTCAGGTTTATTTATTCCTGAACAATGGTCTATGCCACCACACATAGATGAATATGGTAATTCACTTGTAGAAGCTGCATTAAAAGCATTAGATGAGCAGTTTGATAAATGGAAGAAAGAACTTAGTCCGGAGGATTATCAACTTAGGATATCTCAGCATCCAAGGAATATAAAAGAAGCATTTGACCATAGAACTGTATCTGTATTCCCAACACATTTACTCGCAGCACAAGAAAGAAGAATAGAGGAAAAGACATATGGTTATGAGTTCTTAGATATAAGTACAGATGAGAATGGTAAACCAGCTGTAATGCCTACAAACAAAAGACCTATATCTGAGTTTCCTATATCTAAAAAGACTGAAGATAAAACAGGAGTATTAGTAGTATGGGAAAGACCCATCAAAGAAGCACAGTTTGGTCAAACATATTATGCATCTATTGACCCCGTATCTGAAGGAAAGACAACTACCTCAGAATCACTATGTTCTATATATGTAATGAAAGCTCCAGTTCAAGTAACTAAACATACAGGAGTAGAAACAGAAACTTATATTGAGCAGGGTAAAATAGTAGCTGCATGGTGTGGTAGGTTTGATGACATAAACAAAACCCACCAGAAACTAGAACTAATTATAGAGTGGTACAATGCATGGACACTAATAGAGAATAACATCTCATTGTTTATCCAGTATATGATATCTAGAAAAAAACAAAAGTATCTAGTACCCAAGAGTCAAATAATGTTCCTAAAAGATCTTGGATCTAATGCTAATGTATTTCAAGAGTATGGTTGGAAAAATACCGGAACATTATTCAAAGCACATCTTCTTAGTTATGCCATAGAATATTGTAAGGAAGAAATAGATGTAGAAACAAAAACTGATGGTACTATTGTTAGAACAAAATATGGTATAGAAAGGATTCCTGACCCTATGTTAATCAAAGAAATGAGAGAATATGCAGATGGAGTCAATGTGGATAGACTAGTTTCCTTTGCAGCTTTAGTAGCTTTTATGAGAATTCAAGAATCTAATAGAGGTTATGGAAGAAGAACAATCATGGATGATGTGGCCAAAAACTTGCAAAAGTCAGAAAATTTGTTTAAATTAAATAAGAGTCTGTTCCGTCACATGGGATCAGGCCAACTTGCAAATGGACAATCTTTTAAGAAATCTCCATTTAAAAATATAAAGTAGAACATTATGCAAATAATAAACGCGTTACAGGCAAAATCAGGAGCAAAGACCCAAAGTAATAGAATGGGTACTATAACTCAACCATTACAATTTTTACCAAAAAAAGAAAAAGATGAAGAATGGGCTGCTTGGAATTTAGACTGGCATGAGTGGCAGGGTCTAAAACAGATCCGGAGAAATGCCAGAAGACTGATGAAAAACTATAAACTAGCTAAAGGTATTATAGACAAGTCAGACTATATAGTAGAAGAAGATAATGACTACAGAGATATTGTAGAGATCCTTACTAAAGAAGATGCTTCAGCACTGGAGTTAAAGTTCTATCCAATTATACCAAATGTTATTAATGTTCTAGTAGCTGAATTTGCTAAAAGATCTAGTAAAGTGACATACCGTGCTATGGATGAGCTATCTTATAATGAGATGCTAGAGCAAAAAAGAAAGATGGTAGAAGATACTTTACTTTCAGATGCTCAAATGAAAATCCAAGCAGCTCTTGTAGAACAAGGTATGGATCCTGAATCTGAAGAGTTTCAACAAGAAGTATCACCAGAAAAACTTAAGTCACTTCCAGAAATAGAAATGTTCTTCCGCAAAGATTATAAATCTATGGTAGAAGAATGGGCTACACACCAGCATAAAGTTGATGTAGAAAGATTCAACATGGATGAACTTGAAGAAAGAGGTTTCCGTGACATGTTAATTACAGACCGTGAGTTCTGGCACTTCCGTATGATGGAGGATGATTATGAAGTGGAGCTTTGGAATCCAGCTATTACATTCTATCACAAGTCTCCAGATGCTAGATATATATCTCAAGCTAACTGGGTAGGTAAAACAGATATGATGACTCCTTCTGATGTTATTGACAGATATGGTTATATAATGTCTGAGGAGCAATTAGCCGCACTAGAAGCAGTATATCCTATCAGATCTGCTGGATACAATATTGGTGGTATGCAGAATGATGGTAGTTTCTATGATGGAACTAAATCTCATGAGTGGAATACTAACATGCCTTCATTAGGATATAGACAGTATACTACAGCTATGACCGGTAATGTACTTGAAGGTGGAGATATCATTACACAAATACTATCTGAGGGTGAAGATTATTATGATCAAGGTACCGCATACTTATTAAGGGTATCTACAGTGTATTGGAAATCACAAAGAAAAGTAGGACATCTTACTAAGATATCTGATTCTGGAGAAGTATTTAATGATGTAGTTACTGAAGATTACAAGATAACTGACAAACCTATATATGATACTAGGCTTATAAAAAATAAAAGTAAGGATAACTTAGTATTTGGAGAACACATAGACTGGATATGGATCAATGAAGTTTGGGGTGGTGTAAAAATAGGACCTAACATTCCTTCATTCTGGGGTATGAATAACCCTGGTGGATTTGCACCAATATATCTAGGTGTAAACAGAAACAAAATAGGACCAATTAAATTCCAATTTAAAGGTGATGCTACACTATATGGTTGTAAACTTCCAGTAGAAGGAGCCGTATTCTCAGATAGAAATACTAAGTCAACTGCACTTATTGACCTAATGAAGCCATACCAGATTGGGTATAACATTGTTAATAACCAGATAGCTGATATCTTGGTTGATGAGCTTGGTACTATTATCATGCTTGACCAGAATACTTTACCAAGACACTCATTAGGAGAAGACTGGGGGAAAGGTAATCTAGCTAAAGCATATGTGGCAATGAAGAACTTCCAGATGCTTCCTTTAGATACATCTATCACAAATACAGAGAATGCATTAAACTTTCAGCATTTCCAGAAACTAGATCTATCTCAGACAGAAAGATTAATGTCAAGGATACAATTAGCTAATCACTTCAAGCAACAAGCTTATGAAGTAATAGGTGTTAACCCTGCTAGAATGGGACAACAGTTATCACAGCAAACTGCTACCGGAGTAGAACAAGCTGTTGCATCATCATATGCTCAAACAGAAGTATTCTTTATCCAGCACTGTGATTACTTAATGCCAAGAGTTCACCAGATGAGAACTGACCTAGCACAGTATTATCACTCTACAAAACCATCTTCTAGATTAACTTACATCACATCTGCTGATGAAAAAGTAAACTTCCAGATTAATGGTACTGATCTACTTATGAGAGATCTAAACATATTTGTAAGTACTAATGCAAACCATAGAGCTATACTAGAGCAATTAAAACAGATGGCAATGAATAACAACACTACTGGAGCTTCTGTTTATGACCTTGGTAGAATTGTACAATCTGAATCTATTGCTCAACTTAATACAGTACTTAAAGATTCTGAATCCAAAGCACAGAAATCTAAAGAGATGGAACTACAAAGCCAGCAACAAATGCAGGAAGAGCAAATGCAAAAACAACAAGAGATTGAGAAAATGAAACTTGATGCTGTTGCTGCTGAGAATGAGAAGAATAGACAAAGAGATATACTAGTTGCTGAGATTAGAGCTGCTGGTTATGGATCTACCGTTGATCTAAATCAAAATCAACAGTCAGACTTTGCAGACCAAATGAATGAGATAAGAAAGTCTGAGCAATTCCAGTCTCAGGTTAACTTACAAAGTCAGAAAGAGAACAACAGAGTTATGTTAGATAGAGATAAGAATAACATAGAAAGAGAGAAGCTACAAGTGCAAAGAGAGATAGCTGACAAGCAATTGCAGGTAGCACAAACTAATAAAAACAGATTTGATCAGAAAAATTCTAAGGAAAAGAAATAAGCTTTAGCTATATAATGCAAAATTTTTATTCCTAGTCTTTTAAATTTATCAAGTTTATTTTGTATATTAAAGTATAACATAAAACCAACAACAATGACCAACGAAACAAAAGACCTCAGTGATGAGGTAAAAGACTCTACAACGGTAGAGCAGGTAGATGTAAACATTGATGAGATCTTTGGAGTACCAGGTGCTGAAAGTGTAATGCTTCCATCAGATGGTAAAGAAGAAGAAAAACCAAAGTCTATGTTCTCTAAAGAAAATATAGACACCACGTTCCTTGACAACGCACCTGCTACCCCTGCTGAAAAACAGGAAGCAGCTGAAAAGAAAGCAGAAGTTGAAGAAACTATTGCAGAGCTTGATGGGTTAATTACTCAGGAAGAAGAGGCTGGTAACAAAGGAAGACCTAAAGTAGATAAATCTGGTCTTTATGAGTTAGCTCAAAAAATGATTGAAGATGGTGAGCTAATGGCATTTGATGATGACAAACCTTTAGAAGAATATACTACTAAAGATTTCAGAGAGTTATTTGAAGCTAACTTCAATGAGAGAGAAGCTAAGGTAAGAGAGAATACACCAAAAGAATTCTTTCAATCCCTACCAGAAGAACTCCAGATTGCTGCTAAGTATGTAGCTGATGGAGGACAAGATCTTAAAGGTCTTTTTAGAACACTTGCTCAAGTAGAGGAAATGTTTGAATTAGATCCGGATAATGAACAAGATCAAGCTGAAATTGCAAGACAATATCTTTATGCAACTAACTTTGGAACAGCTGAAGAAATAGAATCAGAAATCCAAGATTGGGCTGACTTAGATAAACTAGGACAAAAAGCAAATCAATTCAAACCTAAGTTAGATAGAATGCAAGAAGAGATTGTTGCAAGACAGTTAGCTGAACAAGAGCAAAAGAAATCTCAACAAGAAAAAGCAGCAAAAGCATACACAGAAAATGTATATAGCACACTTGCAAAAGGTGAAATTGGAGGAGTAAAGCTGGATAGAAAAGTTCAGAGCTTACTTTACTCAGGATTAGTACAACCAAGTTATTCTTCAATTTCTGGAAAACAAACAAACTTACTTGGTCACTTACTAGAAAAATATCAATTTGTAGAACCAAGACATGACCTAATTGCAGAAGCACTTTGGTTACTTGCAGATCCAACAGGATATAAAGCTAAAGTAAAAGAGCAAGGAAGTAGACAAGCAGTTGAAAAAACTGTAAGACAATTAAAAACAGAAGAGTCTAGAAAACTTACATCTTCTTCTAATGATGATGAGGATGATACAAGAAGAAAACCTTCTGCAAAACAAACACAGCAAAGAACAATCTCAAGACCAAACAACTTGTTCAAGAGATTTTAATAAATAGTAACAAATAAAAACAAATACAAAATGGCAACTCCAGTTTTAAACAATGGTATATTTCTACGGGATACCGCGTACAATGCTACGTCACATGTAGACTCTTACCACTTGGTTAACATGTTGAAGGATGCAGAACCAATGGATTTAGGTCCAGTGGACCTTTGGGCTATGGCTCAGAAGGTAGAAATGCCTCTTTACCAAATGTCTAGCTTTGGTGGTAAAAATGTAATTATGGT